GCCTGCAGCAACGGTGACACACGCCTGTTCCGCAACAACACGGGCACGCTCAAGGACCAGAACGGCCGCCCGGTTCAGTTCGGCCTGTGCAAGGGCAGCGCTGACCTGATCGGCTGGAAGCGCATCACGGTGACGCCGGATATGGTCGGCAGCACCGTGGCTGTGTTTCTATCCATAGAGGTCAAGACTGCAACCGGCAGGCTGCGCCCTGAGCAGCAGCAGTGGCTAGATGCAGTCCAGGCGGCTGGTGGCATTGCAGGCGTGGCACGGTCGGTGGAGGATGCGGAGACATTTTTAAGAGATGTTGCCCAGGGTTGACCACGGCTGCGCATGGGCTATACTGAAGGAGTCGGGAGCGATCCCGGCATCCACCGCACCTAGAAAAATGAATACTCTCTCTGCCGGCCTCGAGGCACTGGCCGACACGCTCCGCTCTGCGGAGGCTGTCGTTGCCGCCCTCCAGACCTTGCGGGACTCTGCCCCCGAAGAACGGTGGGAGGAGATCTGCAGCGATGAGCTGCTAGTTGCTCTGCTGAGTGCCTGCCTGGATCTGGAAGGCGAGCTCGAAGACTGAGCGTTAGGCCCTACGGGGCCTTTTTTATTACCCAGCGGTCGGCGCTATCCGTAAGGACGCGCGCGGTGCTGCAGTCGCGGTGGCTGCAGCTGCAACCGTATCGGAGGCCGCCATCACTCCACTCCAATACCTCAAGCATCATGCGTGCACTGATCACTGCAGCAATCCTGCTGCTGTCGCCTGCTCAAGCCCGGCAGGTGACTGCCACCGTCTACGACGGCTGGTATCACGGGCGCACCACGTACTGCGGCGGCACCTACCGCCACTGGGACGTGTCCGCCGCTCATCCATGGCTGCCCTGCGGCACACGCGTCACAGTGCAGCACCGCGGGCGCCTGCTCACCGTGCCAGTCACTGACCGCTGCGACTGCGGATCGCTGGATCTCAGCGCCGGCGCCGCCTACCGCCTAGGCGTGCCACTGGATGGCACCGCAACTGTGTCCATCCGTTACTAGGCAGGGTTGACCACGGTTGCGCATGGTGTAGGATTCCAGAGCACCGGCGGCATTGCCGCCCCCATCAAGGAGGTCTAGATGGCTCACGTCATCACTACTGAGATCAACGGCCAACCCGCAATGGTTGCTGCTGATCTAGTTGCTACTCGCCGCTCATGCGGTCTGTGGCACGTTCAGTTGGCCGACTGCGGCGCAACGCTGACAGTCGACGCAACTGAGGAGCAGGCGCACCGGATTCTGTCCGAGGCCTGACCTCCACGCGGCCCGCCGGGGCCGCCACCCATTTCGGCAACCACACATTGCGACCCCAACCATGCTCACAACCGCACTGCTGATCATCTGGAAACTGCTGCTACCACTGCTGGTAGTAGTCGCCGTGATCGACTGGCTCACCGCCTCTGACGACCGCCGCATCCGCGTATTGCGCCGCACTGGCCTGAGCCAGAAGCGCATTGCCGACCGCCTCAACCTGTCCACCTATCGCGTCCGCAAGGCGCTGATGGCATGAACAACCTGAACCGCTTTGCCGTGCTGGCAATCATCTTTGGTGTCTGGGCAATGGCCTATGACACCGGCCGCCAGCAGCCCGCCTACAGCCATCACGCCTGCCAAGAGCAACTCAAGCCATGACCGAAGCAGACATTTACTGGACATTTGCCACCGCCTACCAGCACGGCGGTGGATTTTTCCAAGCGCTAGCGCACGCTGGCCTCAAGGCTGACCCCGGCAACAAGCGCCGCCTGCTGGATGCATTCCCCGAGCTGGTCGCTACCTACGGCACCGCCAGCCGGATGCACCGCCAACTGCGTAGCGGGGCGGCAGCGTGACCAGCAACGCCGACTACCACGCCGACCCAGCCGTTAGCGCTAGCCACCTGCACGCAGTGGCTAAGTCGCCCTACCACTACTGGAGCCGCTACCTCGATCCCAAGCGCAGCGCACCCGAGCCGACTGCTGCCATGCGGCTGGGCTCACTGGTGCATTGCGCAGTACTGGAACCGGAGGATCTGCTGCAGCGCTACGGCGTTTGCGCTCCACGCAACACCAAAGCGGGCAAAGAGCAGGCGGAGCGGATGGCGGCTGCTGGCATTGAAGCCGTCACCAGCTCCGATATGGCACTTGCACTATCTATGGCGCTGAGCGTGCGTTTGCACCCTGCAGCAGCAGCACTGCTTGCCCATGGCAAGGCTGAGCAGTCCTTCTGGTGGGATGACGCCGCCACCGGGCTGCGGTGCAAGTGCCGCCCTGACTGGTATGCCGGTGCCACTGTGGTGGATCTCAAGACCACCACGGACGCCAGTCCTGCCGGCTTTGCCCGTAGCGTGGCTACCTTCCGCTACCATGTGCAAGCGAGCCACTACCTAGCCGGCTTGCACGGTGCTGAGCGGTTTGTGTTCATTGCCGTTGAGAAGACTGCACCGTATGCGGTAGCGGTCTACGAGCTTGACGCCGCGGCCATGGCTGCTGGTGATGAGCTGCGGCAACGTGACATGCGCGTGATCGCCGACTGCCAAGCCACCAAGGAGTGGCCTGGCTATGGCGATGACTGCCAAGCGCTCAGCCTGCCTTCATGGGCACTGCGCAACGAGTCTGCTATTACTTCGGAGGATTTCTGATGAACGAATCAATCACAACTGCTCAATCACTAGGTCGATCAATCTGCGATGTCCTTGGATTGGATTCAAACAGGATTGGTCGCATGACAATCGACCTTGATCCCGGTCCCGGCAAAGCCGCAACCATTCAAGTTGTCAAGTATTTAAGTGAGACAGAAGGCATCGAAATTACCAAAGCAATCTCCAATTACGAACTGCACGCAAAATGACCACCGCACTCACCCTCTGGACCCCAGAACAAACCCAGCTAATTTCAACCACTATTGCCCCAGGGTGCAGCAACGACGAGCTAAGACTTTTTGCCTATGCATGCCAGCGCACGGGGCTCGATCCGTTTAGCAAGCAGATCTACGCCATCAAGCGTGGCGGCAAGATGACCATCCAAGCCGGCATCGACGGCTTGCGTGCCATTGCCGAGCGCACCGGCCAGCTTGACGGCAGCGAAACCTACTGGTGCGGCGATGACGGCGTATGGGCTGACGTATGGCTTGGCAGCAAGCCACCTGCCGCGGCCAAGACCATCATCCATCGCAAGGGCAGCCAGCATCCATTTGTTGGCGTCGCGCGCTTTGCTGACTACAACGCCGGCCAGGGCTTGTGGTCCAAGATGGGCGCCGCAATGATCGCCAAGTGCTCTGAGGCATTGGCACTGCGCAAGGCGTTCCCTGCTGACATGTCCGGCGTCTACAGCACCGATGAGATGCAGCAAGCCGAGGTTGAACCGGTCACTGTGACCGCTGCGCCCGCACCCGCATTGCCCGCAGGCGACGCCAAGCTGTTCCAAGCCGGCAAGGCTGCGATTGCCAAGGCCGACACGCTGGACAAGCTGCAGGATGTGGTATCGCGCATGGATAAGCGCAAGCCTGATCTCAGCGATGAGCAAAACGACGAGCTGCTGCGCCTTGCCGTAGAGCGCGAGGCGGTCCTATCCGACACGCCATCGGAGGATCCCTTTGCTGATGACTGAACCATTCCTCACCACTGATGAGCTGGCAGCGCGTTGGGGCTTGAAGCCAGCAGCCATCAAAAACCAACGCGCACGTGGCATCGGCCCTGCTTACGTCACTGCACCACGCATTGGCCTACCAGCAGGCACACCACGTGTTCGCTATCCACTTGCACAAGTCTTGGCTTTTGAGGAAGCCAATGGCATCACACCACTGAACTGACATGAGCCTTTACGCAACCGGCATTGTTCGCATCATCACCGACCCGCAACTGCGTGCCTTTGAATCTGGCACCATGGTTGCCAACTTCGCAGGTGGCATTCAGGAAGGCAAGGACAAAGATGGCAACTGGATCAATAACGCCATCGACTGCGAGGTATGGGGCAAGTCCGCTGAGCTGATTGTCGATAAGCTCAAAAAAGGCGACAGCATCCTTGTGACCGGTGCCGTACGCCGGCAAGAGTGGAACGACAAGGAAACCGGTGCCAAGCGCAGCAAGCACGTGCTTAGCATCCAGCGCTTTGAATTCATGCCACGCGGCGCAGCAAACACCAGCGAGGAGCCTGTGTTCTGATGAATCAAACCACACTTGATATTGCATTCAAGGAGTGGTGGGAGGCGTCCTACGGGCGCCCTCCCGGCACCCATGCAGTCATGACCCACGTGGCATTTGCCGCGCATATTCTTGAACTTCTGGAGCTAATGCAGGATGATCAATCCCAAAATTGAGCAGCGCCGTGATGACTACCTGCAGTGGCTGTATGAGCAAAGCGGCCGCACCTGCAGCACCTACACCGGCTTGTATCAACAGCGCATTGCTGAGCTGATCCGCCGTGATATGGCAGAGGCTTTAGGTGATGAGTGATCTTGTCAACCATCCGCCGCATTACAAGCACGGCGACATTGAGTGCATTCAAGCCATTAAGGCAGCTCTCGGTGATGACGGCTTTCGCGCTTACTGCAAAGGCAACGTCATCAAATACCTATGGCGTGCTGAGCATAAGGGCAATGCCGATCAGGATTACGGCAAAGCTGATTGGTACATGCGCAGGTTGCTGTTGCACGTAGATGAGTGATCCGTTCAAGCGCGGCGAGGCAAACTAGTTCTACACACTACGAGGTTCAACAATGACTCAAGAACACCCGATCACCCCGCCGCCACCACACCTGCTCAAGAAATTTTCGGCGGAGGCACAAGCTGAAACAAAAAAGCGAAACGGAGCTGGCTACCTCAAGACTTTTGCCATTCTTTGCATTGAATGGGCTCTGAACTCCCAACCAACTCCTAATGATCTCCAAATTAGGAGTTCAGAGATTACCCCCCCGCCGGAGCTGGTGCAGCAGTGGCTGGAAGAGCTGTACGGCGGCCCAGTTTCTGTGATTAGCCCATTTGATCAGCGCGTCCTTATAGCTGCCGCCCAATGGGGTGCAGATCATGAGCTGGAGGCGTGCTGTGCGTGGCTTGAACTTAACTACCCTCACGTTTACACCACACGATTGCGTCGTTGCCGCCGACCTGAGCCGCCGACCTTGAAGGAGCAGGCGCTCAAAGAGCTAAAGGACTGGACAGATGAAAAACACGGACCCGGCGGAGAAGTGCACCTATGCGAAGGTTTGAGTGTTGCCACCATCCGCCGCGCTCTTGAATCCCTGCCCGATTAGTCAACATCACTTCTATGCGTGTGCACCTGTTTATTCAAAGCTTCATGTTGGGCTTTCTCTGCAGCCCAATAACTTGGATTGCTCTTCATCGAATACTGGCAAAAGCTCACTAATCAACTTTGCCGTCACAGCCATGACCGATTACAAACAACTGTGCGCTGAACTGGTTGACGCCTATGCTTGGTGTGTTGACCGCTACATGAGCGCCAGTAGTGACGACGATCAACTAATTCAACGCGCCCGCGCCGCCATGAACACAGTCAACAACGAAGGAACGCTTCAGATCAGAACGTGGCCGACTTATAAGCTTCAACCTAAGCCAGGAGCCACTGCAGATGATGTACTTGCCGTCTTAGCTCTTTTGCGCCTACGTGTTGACCAAGACGTTTACGATTCGCTGCCTGAAGAAACACGGCGACACTTCACTGCCGAGCCCTCCTAGACCGATCAACTAATGA